GAGCGTAGACAATGCAGGAAAGTTCGCCGAGTTGATTACTCTGGAATGTTGCTCCAAGTTAGTTGAAATGGGAGAGAGCTGGCACGAGTTTGCTAAGAACCCTCCCCAAGGGCAAGCACATAATGCAAGTGGGGCATTGTTCGCCGCATATCGTTTAAAAGAAGATGCTGTTGACGAGATTAAAGAACATTTCGGAGTTGAATAATGATTGATGTGTTGTTAATCGTTGCTGTGGTTATAGTAATGCTGGGTCTTATGGCACTGTTAGGCTACATTGTCGCCAAAGGAGTTGGCAATGACCTGTAATCATCAACGAACTACTGAACGCTGGGTCACCAGAGATTACTTTGGTGAAGAAATCGACGGCGAGTGGGAATACACAACAGTATCTACTACTATAGACATCGACCTGCATCGATACAAGTGTACACAATGTGGAGAAGTTATGTACTACAGTGGTGCGGCTCGGGAGTATTACGAAACTGGTGTTGATCGAAAAGGATTGTTTACACGATGATCACAGACATAATTGACCGCGAGATTAAAGTAGACGACTATGTCGTTTTCTACAATAACATATACCGAGTAGAAGCATTGGGCAAAGCAGGTGCGCACGGTGCAGGCTATGTAAAAATGAAACTGGCAAAACCCAGCAAAACTACAAAGTCAGTTCGCAAGTACAGTAAGGAAATGTGCATCTTGCACAAGGAAGATATTTTAATTTGGCTACTTAAAGGAGGCGGATGATGGATTTTATTAGGTACCTTTGGGCTAGGGCAGAGTTCTACGCCAAAGTCAGTATCATGTCATGGGTCACCTTTCTGGTGCTCTTTACTCTGGCACAGACATATGAGTCTAAATTTTTACATTTTTGTTCTGGTTTTGTCGCATTTGGTTATATTGCCTACATGATGGGCTACGAGATAATTTACAAAAGTCTAAAAGACAAGTATAATACATTTAAGAAAGAACAGGCTGACCTTTTTAACAATATCAAGGAACCAAAATAATGGACCAGGAAGTCAACGAAAGTTTCGAGCTAGAACAACAGATTCTTGACTGCTGGACGATTACCAGCCAGATTGAAACTATCCTAGAAGGTGTCCTCGAATACGATATGACACCAGATCAAATTGCCAATGCATTATCAGGTCTCAAAGAAATTTATGAGATCAAGTTTGATAAGGCATTTAGGACCTTTGAAAGTGTGCATAGCACTGTATTGAAAGCTAACCGTGAATCAAGATCTAGACAAACAACTGTGCCAGAAGTATCCTAAAATATTTAAGGATCGTCGTGGTGACATGAAAGAAACCCTGATGTGTTGGGGTTTCGAACATGGTGATGGATGGTATGATATCATAGATAATATGTGTCATGCAATTCAAAGTCACCTTGACTGGAAAGAACAGACAAGGCAACATGCAATAAACTTCAATCAAATGCTAGAAGATGCACGTCACGGTGACTGGCGTGCATTTGACGAGTACCACGCAAAATTCAATGCAGAGTACGTTAGTAAAACAAAAGAAACGTTTTTAGAAAATGAACCAAAGGCAATTCCAGATCCTATACCGCAAGTCGTTGCTGTCCAAGTCAAGGAAAAATTCGGAACGCTCAGGTTTTATTACAACGGCGGCGACGAATATACACATGGTATCAGTGTTATGGCTGAATACATGTCTGCTACGACCTGTGAGGAATGTGGCAGTCGTGGCCGCAGGCGTCCTGGTGGCTGGATACAGACGCTATGCGATGAACATGCCAAAGCCGCTGGCAAATACGATGAAGAGGATGACGACAATCCTTCTGAATTTTAAACAGAAAGATCTGGAGATGAAACGTCAAGAACTAGGAGCAATTCTCGCAACTCAACTTATTGAGTGCTTGAAGAATTCCAAATATGGGTATATGAGTAGCGTAAGTGAAAGTCACTCGCACCTCAATGACCCTGGTAAAGAAATGCTTATGGAACTTATGACATCACTTGTACCTGTTGCACACAAGATTCATAAAGAAGAACTTAGGGTGACGATGGAACAAGTTATGATGGATAATCTTAAAAAATGAACATCAGCATTAAAAAATCAAATCTAAGGACAGTAAAGCAAGGCGATCCGTTGTTTACAATCAGTGACGGACTGGTTGTTGCTCAACGTGCTGGATTTGAAATTAGTCAAGGTTGCCCAAAGGAATACCGACTAATTATATCAGAGTGCATCACTAATGGATGGCTCAAACCTGTGGCCTGTATGACTGCAGAAGAACAACTTATGGAAACACTAAAACTATGACAAACCCATTCCGTGACCAAGAAAAATTTATGCGAGCCTGTGATCAAACGGTCGATAGCTTCAACGAAGATCAATACAAACTCTACATTAATCTAATCGAAGAAGAGTTTAAAGAACTGAAAGAAGCGATCGCCGCAGGTGATATCGTTGAGCAGCTAGATGCGCTAGAAGACATTCTTGTTGTTACCATCGGTGCTATTCATAGTGCAGGTATGGATGGTGAAGGCGGTTGGAAAGAAGTCATGCGAACCAACTTCGCTAAAATTGATAAAGAAACAGGGAAGGTGCGAAAGCGCGAAGATGGAAAGGTATTGAAGCCCGTAGGCTGGACACCGCCAGAGTTGGCGCCATTCGTAAAGAAATAATGTGGATTGTAAAATATTACATGACAGGTGGCACAAGATCAACTAGAAGATTCGATACCCTACATGAAGCCACACATTTTTGTGTGTACAAAGCTGGCTACGGCCAAGTAGATGCGGTCTATTTAGATGACTAAAAGAACTGGGCACTTAACTGAGGCTGATTGGATTGCTATTAGGGCAAAACACGCCGCTATGTCCCCCGAAGAAGCCCGTGCATGGATCCGTGGAGTTATGGGGCCAGCAAAACGCAGGATAGAAGGTGAAGAGTACAAGCACATGATGCTTGTACTCAGCTTAAAGGAACCCGTGTCATCATCAAATAACCAACGCTTCTGGACAGACGAATACGAGCATGACGGGCGCACATACAATATAACCTATGGCATCGAGGATGAACCATGGTTAGAAGAAGTTGGCGATTAAAATTTAGGTAGACTAAATTTTTTCAGTGCGTCTGTTAGTTTATTTGTTTTCAAGTTATCAAGTATCTTAGACTTAGATGCAAAGTCTAATCCAGGCATAGATTGCCCTGTGTTTCTGAGATATGAGCTTCCTACAGCCATAGTCTGTTCGAAGGATGCAGGTGCTCCTGCCGCATAGTTGTATTTGCCCTTATTCAACAAACCAACGGCATCATCAAGTCCACGCTTAATGATGTCTTTGTTCTCTTCTAGTTTACCGTAATCACCACTGAGCATTGCGGCCAGATCTTTATGTCTACGCCAGCTATTTCTCTGATCCCTGCCTATAAAGTTTGCTACACGTTCCCATTCCTGGCCAGCATATAATCCCATCATATCTATCTTTTCTTCGTCATAGTAGACATAGGTAATATCACCAGTGTTTCTGTAAAAACTCATTAGGCCATCAAACACACGTTGTGGAACTTCAGTTACCCCCACAGACTTTAAAACTTCTTTAACCGCAGCCTGATCCTTTTCCAGCTTTCTTTGAAATAATTGCTCTGCTTGTTCCTCGTCAACGCCCTTGGTTTGTATTTCTGCAGGCTCATAAGGTATGTTAGTATTTGTGCCCTTGCTTAGACGTGCCTTAACTATTGGATCGTCACCTGTATAAGGCGGTGCGTTAGGATCACCCAAAGAGTTTACCGCCCTGTCCATGGGTGTAGAATCTATCTTAGGTACTGCTTGTGCCGCGGCCGCAGTCTGATCTTTCATACTCTTGGCAAAATCTGAGTTTTCTATTTTTTGACTTGCTGGTCCTGAACGTTCTCTTAATTGATCTAAATAGCTTTTTAAAACTGCCATATTTTACCTCACGGATAATCTGTACCAAATCCAACATGACCCGTTTGGTTGCCCATGGGGTCTACTGCTGCCGGAGTGAATCCAGTATCTGTTTTCATGCTTCCTTGCATTTCTTTACTTGTCCTAACATCATCCAGTCTACACATCGTATCTTCCTTCATTTCATCCTTTGCAGGATTTTCGTCAGGGGCTGGCTGTCTAGGTGTTTGTCCTGGTGCTGGATCCTGCTTAACATTCGCAGAACCAAATGATGAGTTGAATTTACCTGCGTGGCCGCGCCAAGGTTCATGTTCAGGAACAACTGTACATATACTTGTTTTGATGACGTCATTGACTGGTAATGAATTGTCCTTAGACGGTGTAGCTGGAGTTGCCGTTGGACCATTCATGTGAATAACTGGTGCTGTTTCATAATATCCAGCGGCTGCATTGACATATACTGCTGCCTGACTGGTTATATGTGTATTGCTTGTTGATGTTGAATGTATACTTGCACCGGAGTGTAGTGTTATGTCACTGCTTCGTGATCGCATAGATATGGCTCTACCCGCTTCTATGTTCACATCAAGGTCAGAGCGTAAGTTTATATTCTTTTGACTGTGGATGTTTATATCGTTAGAGCCGTATATATGGACTTGTCCGTCCACACTAAGTTCTAGCCAGTTTTCACCATTCTTAGAAATTAGATAGATGTGACCTGTTGAATCATCAAGTAATAGTTGCGTTCCGTTTTTCGTTCTGAAACGCATCTGCATGTTATTGCCGTCTTTGTCACCATCGTCAATAACAAATTGTTGTTGCTCGGGTGTTAGTATACCAAATACTCTGCTCGGACTCTCACGTTCTGCTCCGCTTGTAGATAAGCCTCGCAAGTAATCTTTTTCAAGTCCTTGCTTTTTTACGGCATCCCAGAGTGGTTTGTGTGTGACATATTTTTTTAGATCGGGATCTGAATCCTTTTTATTCTTTGGCGCTGCTGGATAATTTTCACCATCGTATGTTTTTTGTCTAGGAATACCAGGAATACTAACTTGAGTACCACGCTGTAGGACCTGACCCATATAAAAGCCCTGATCTATTCTACCGCTGGCAAAACCAACGATTACCCAAGAGTCTTTAGCAGGAGTAGGAATCCACATACCATAACTCTTAATAGTATCAGAATATTCTGAATAGTTTTCACCCTGCTCATAGATACTGGTAGAACCTGCCATTGGACTCATACAACTCACAGTCAACCAGTTGCCATCATCTTCTGGATCACCACCAAAGTCCGGCACATGCACACGAATTCTATTAAAATACTGCGAGTCTGCGTTATCTTTTACCACAGCCATGAATATACCGACCTGACTGCTAATACCCAACCTGTCTGTAGAATTTTTGTTATATTCTACTGGTGTTCGTTTCTGTCCATATGGGCCTGCTACTCTACTCATCGCTTGCCTCCCATGTTTTGTTGTTTCATTTGTTCTGAACGCTCTTTCTCAGGGTTTGAATTTACTGGTTGTTGTACATTAGAGCCGCCCTTACCACTAGCGCCTGGTTGTGTGCTTGACGAAACGACATTATCAACGTAGGCCTGGAAACCACTATCACTTCCACTTGCACCACCCATGGCGGCTAATGGTATAAACTTACTTGGGATAGTAAGGTCTCTTTTTGTATAGAGAGTTTGCGTCCACTTGCCTTCTTTAAAATCGTTCTTAACTTTCCAAACCATATAAATGCCAACGATTTGGTCTGATGTGGAAAATTCCATTAGATCACCAACACCATCATTTGTAGGTAGTTGTGCATTATAGTAAATCAAATTACCACCACGATAGTATTGTGCTTGGTCGTAGTTTGACCAAGCGTGGTTTCTTGATGAGAAGTCTGGGTCTATAGCAGGTAGTTCAGATATAATCTTTTCTTTCATACCGTCACTAACATCCATTTTGGCAAGACCTTTTTGTCCGGCCATCATCAGATTTGGAGTACCAAGCCAGAATGGGTCTCCAAATATTTCTAATTCTAATTCCATTAGGTCATGCGGTGACGTTTGTACTTCAAATATCTTGTTGACCAGTTCTTCATTCTCATCTTTTGATGAATCTGTTTGTTTTACTGGTTCTGTTGGCTCCATACGCGGCCTAAGGGCTGCGCCCGCTTTTCTTAATATTTCCTGTATTGAACCAAACTCTGCGTCCTCTGCAAACATCCAGGTCTTACTTGCATCTGCAACTTCCTTGTCACCGTAAGCGAAAGAGGTCTCATTGCGATTATTATTTTGTTTATTCATCTTACCATCACTAGTTGTACCTCTGTCAGACCACTTAACAGGGAAGCTAGGTAGATAGTACATCATGTTAAACTGTAAATTGGCTTTAATAATATCTGTATTCAAACCAGTATAGTAATGGTAATATGCTTTACGCAATAGACCACGTGTTATGTAGGAATTAAGTTTGGCAAGTACCTTGCCCTTTGCCGCTTCTTCGTTGAGTTTGTCTATTTCATCTGGGTACTGATATAAGTTTGGCTGATCTGCCAAGAAGATTGCAAAAATATGCTTTACTGCATATCTACCTCTGATATTATCAAAGTCCTTATACACAGTATGCGTTTCGATTCTAAAGAACTTATGTATATCACCAAGTCCTGCCTCGTTAGCTGCGGCGTTATCTTTACTTGAACCCTGACCATCCTTAGACTGTGGTACTGCTCTACCAGGCATTAGCGCACTAATACCATCTGTTTGTTGCAGCACTCTTGTTATCTGTGATACTATTGTAGTTCCTGATTTGGCAGTGATATCAAACTTGTTATTATACCAACGTATCGGACTAGTAAACATACTTGATCTTGATACATCTGCACTTCCCTTAGAATTAAATTTCATATTTTCCAGTATAGGATCTAATATGAAATAATATTCATCATGTTTGGGATCTGCGGCGGCGGGATGTGGACCACCACCACCTTTTTTGCTTCCTTCTTTTTGCCTCGCTTCGGCATTCTTAAACTCACTAAGTTCCAACTCTTTTGCTAAACCGTCAAAATATTCTTTCAGTGTACCAACACCATCTACAGAAACGGTTTCCTTTAGAGGCTGAGTCATATCCGTCTGACTATGATGTGCTGCTGGGCTAAAGCGAATTATGTATTCTGTACCCTTTTCGCTGATTGATGATTTCATTTCCATGACCAAAAGCATTATAGGAAATGCAAAGAAAAACTCACCTTCTGTATAATTTTCAGCACGTAATTCCATATCTAAAATATATCTTGCGTCAAGGTGATTATTACATCCTGCCTTTATTGCAGCATATCTTAGATAGTCTAAAAATCTTGCGCCCAATGGTTCTACTATTTTGATTTCACCAGTCACATTGTAAGCAACAGAAGTGTCGCTATTGGGACTTACGATTTGGTCAAAGTTGACTTCCTGAATGAAAAACTTACCTGTGGTCGCAGTTTCTGCAACAACAACACCTGCTTTAGAATTCATTGTAGCAAGCGATTTTGGACTCATTGAAGTTAATCTGAAGTAATAGGTATCTGCCATTATTATTTTCCGTCGTGTGCCTTATGTCTTGGATTTATTGTTAAACCTATTGTACCTGCAGGTCGTGCAATTAGTGATCCCATTGGGCCTCCAGGAGGCGCCGAACCTTCTTTTCCACCTTTACCTGGTTTGTCTTCTTTTTTATTGTCGTCTTTTTTAGTTGCATTGGGATCAGTTGGATTGGGATTATTTGGTTTTCTGTCGCCTGTTGGTGTTGGGGTAGAATCTTTGAGCGACTTGCCTGGCTCAAATCCCTGCGCCGCATGATATGGTTTTCCTGTTTTAGGATCTATACTATTAGGGTCAACTGCCGCGCCGCCATTTGGGCGTGCTTCATAATGAAGGTGTGGGCCCGTACTAACCCCAGTATTTCCTGTGTATCCTATTACGTCACCAGGTTTGATCTTATCTCCTGCTTTCATACCAGGAGGAAAACCATCAAGATGTCCAAACCTATATTGTGTGCCATTCGCATCTGTTGCATAAACAACATTACCGTAGCCAGAACCAACACCTGCTTTATTAATAGTTAGTTCTGAATTAGCGTAAATTGGGCTTCCTTTTGGAGTAGCATAATCAACTCCCTGATGATTTTCCGATGCGCCCGAAGTTGGTCCTTTTCTTGGGCCAAAGCCACTTGTCTGTCGAGCCATTACCTCACCTCTGCTAACTTAACCAGTATCATATCTTTGTTTGGTACAAACAAAGTCATTCCTGATTTTAGGTCCCAAACAGGATCTTTTAATACATCGGGGTTGGCCAAAGCAATAATCCACCAAAGTCTACTTGATCCATACTGTTGATAACTTAGTAGATCGGGTCTATTTTCACACTCAGGGGGCACAGTTATATAATCGCCAGTAGACCCTGCGAGCGATGGCAATATTGTAGAGTCCAGGTAGAACTTGTTAATGGTACCAACACCATAAAGATAACTTTTATCTGTATATTCTACTGCCATTTAGATGTACCCATCAGATGATAACGCACCCTTACTAAAGTCGTCTAGTGTAAAATCCATAACAGTTTTAGATGTATTCATTTGAACATGCAACGTAAGTGATACTTGGAATATAGCAGGCAAATACATTGGTATTTCTGATATTCTTTTACCTGTGACAACAATAGTGTTGGGGTCTGTGGAAGAATTTAATGATGCAGGACCTGTTGATCCCTGACTGTTTGTTGGGACCGCAGGGTTTCTTCCCACAGGCCTAGTATTTAAATTCCCCTTGTTGTCAAATACACCAAGTATGTAATCAACGTCATCAGGAAAAGTTATGTTGAACTTACCCAAAACTGTCGGTACGTTTTCAAATATTTGATTACCATAAGCGGAAAATCGTAGTATCCTTGGAGGCTGACCCTTGGCGCCATCCATTCTACCATAGTTCATTTTGGTATAAGTTCTAAGGAACCTAATGGCATATTCGCTCATTTTGAAATGCTCTTCGGTATGGGCGCTAAACTTTGCTGTAATATTGATGCTAGGTGGTTCACTTCGTGCATAGGCATACGGCTGGTAGTTTGTATGTACCAAATTATATGTGTCATATTTTACATCGTGTCCATACTCTATTGACGGAGTGAATGGGAACACAAGTGGCATTGCACAGCCTGCGACCGGGTTTGTTGCTTTCAAATATACAGTGCTCATAACACTATTTATAGCAAAATTAAATATAGTTTTAACCAAAGGTGTTGACGCACTCAACACAAGATGTTAAAATATTGTCATGGCAACCACAATGACAGCTAATCCATTAGCAAAACAATACCTAACAAATAAAGAGCTACTCAAAGAAATCCATTTGAGTAAGAACAACTATAGCTCATATACAAAGCCAGAATACTGTGACTATGACTTGATCCTACCAGATACGGACAAAATCAACATACGAACAATAGCAGAAGCTAAACGTAATCGGGCATTGAAATTGAGTCAACGAGCTCTTGCAGAAGCACAAAAAGAAAACCCAAAAACTAAACTTGCAGAAGTTGAAATTGATTACAAAAAAGTAGCCAAAACTGATGTAGTGTTTAGGATTATGACACATGATCACATCCCACTGGAACCTGGGCGCAAAAAGACTCCCAAGAACAGAGGCGATCATCATACTAAAGTAAATTTCCCACCCTACCAACATTTTAAATTTGAAACTGTAGATGGCGAGGATATTTTGGTATGTGTAGGCAAGAGCCACTGGAAGGGTGACGTACAAACTGGAGAATTCTGCTTAGATCATGGCACAATGACCAATAAACTTGCAAAAAGTTTTATGCTTTTGGTAGAACGATACAGTATGCGATTCAACTGGCGTGGCTACACTTATGTAGATGAGATGCGTAGTCAAGCACTACTACAACTATCACAGATAGGATTGCAGTTCGACGAGTCCAAATCGCAGAACCCTTTTGCGTATTATACTGCCGCTATTGACAACAGTTTCACTCGCATCCTTAATATCGAAAAGAAAAACCAAACAATCAGAGACGACCTACTAATTGAGTATGGTAGCAATCCTAGCTTTACACGACAGTTTGAACACGAAGCAATGATTCGTGATGAACGCGAACGCATCGCTAACCTTAAATCAGACGAGTATTAATATGTATTTAGATCAAGCAGTAATTAAGCTACATGAGATTGCAAGGCTAATCGAGCAACAAGTTGGCGAGGGTCAACTTTCTGCTGACATTAGAAATTGTGCAGATCGTCTTAACGCTATCCTAAAAAAGGAACTACCAAAAAATGACGCAAATGTTTAAAAAAGCCGCTGTATTCACAGACATTCATTTTGGTATGCGACAAAATAGCAAACACCATAATGAAGATTGTGAAAATTTTGTAAAATGGTTCTGTAAGACGGCACGAGAACGTGGCTGTGATACTGCGATCTTTATGGGAGACTGGCACCACCATCGTGCCACCGTCAACGTCAGTACACTTAACTACACTGTAGAGTCTATTGATCATATCAGTAAAAACTTTGAACGGTTCTTCTTCATCCCTGGTAATCACGACTTGTACTACAGGGAAAAGCGAGACCTAAACAGTGTCCCGTTCATTCGAAATCAGAAAAATATTATTTTAGTAAATGATGTTTACACTGAAGGCGACGTAAGTCTAGTACCCTGGTTGGTTGGTGACGAGTGGCAGGCTATGAAAAAGTTAGATAGTCGTTATGTATTTGGTCACTTTGAATTACCCAACTTTAAGATGAACGCTATGGTTGAAATGCCAGACCATGGCGGGCTCAACAAAGGTCATTTCCCCAATCAGGAACGAGTGTTTAGTGGTCACTTCCACATGCGTCAGCACAGTGGCAACGTGACTTATACTGGTAATGCTTTTCCTCACAATTATGCAGATGCCTGGGATGACAATAGAGGCATGATGATTTTGGAATGGGGCAGTGAGCCAGAATATATCGCCTGGCCGGATGCTCCCAAATTCAGAACTATAGACCTCACAAGACTAATTGAAGACCCTGCAAAGTATATGGACAAAAATACCTTTATCCGTATTACTTGTGATGCAGACGTAAGTTTTGAAGAGGCCACGTTCCTAAAAGAGAATTGGCTCGAAGAATATAAACTGCGTGAGATTACACTGATTCCCGCTAAACGAGAAGAGCATACACAAGACTGGAGCGGAGACGTTCACTTTGAAAGTGTAGACCAAATCGTTTTAACACAATTAGCGGCAATTGAAAGTGATGTAGTAGATAGGCAAGTGCTTATTGACATTTACAACAGCCTAACTATATAATATATCTGATGATTAAAATTAAGAATTTAACAGTTAAAAATTTTCTCAGCGTTGGTAATGTCACACAGGCACTAAGGTTTGACCAACACGGCCTAACGCTTGTGTTAGGTAACAACCTTGATCTGGGCGGTGATGGCAGTCGCAATGGCACTGGTAAAACAACCATTGTCAATGCACTGAGCTATGCACTGTATGGCAATGCACTTACGAACATTAAGAAGGATAACCTAATCAATAAAACTAACGGCAAAGGCATGTTGGTGACTGTTGATTTTGAATCCAATGGCCACAGCTATAGAATTGAACGTGGGCGTAAACCAAATACGCTACGTTTTATTGTTGATGATATGGCTAAGGAAAGTTCCAGCACAGAAGAGCAACAGGGAGAAAATAAAGAAACTCAGGTTGAGATCGAAAGAATTATTGGCATGAGTCACGATATGTTCAAACATATCATGGCGCTCAATACATACACAGAACCCTTCTTGAGTCTTCGAACCAACGACCAGCGTGTTATTATTGAGCAACTGCTAGGTATTACACAGCTAAGTGAAAAGGCAACACTGTTAAAAGAACTAATCAAGAGTACCAAGGACGGTATCAAAGAAGAAGAATTTAGAATTAAGGCAGTGACTGATGCAAACAATAAAATTAAAGGCTCTATTGAAGATCTCGAACGTAGAAGTCGTCTTTGGCAGGCCAAGCAGGCAGAAGATCTTGAGAAACTTGCGGCTAGTATAAACGAGCTGCTCAATATTGATATTGAAAAAGAACTTGCTAACCACAAGGCACTTGCTAAGTGGCGTGAAAATGAAACAGAATTAAAACGCCACAACAAAGATCTTGCCACACATCAGAGTGCAATCAAAAGACTAGAAAAACAAATTAAAGAAATTGGTGACGCTCTAGAAAAAACAGAAGCACATCAGTGCCATGCTTGTGGTCAAGAAATACACGATAACAAACAAGAACAGATGGTGGCGGAATTCACAGCCGCACTAAACCTTCTTGCAGAAGATCTAGAACACGAGCAGTCTGCACTTGCAAAAGTCACTGCTGACATAAAGACTCTAGGAGCACTAGGCACGGCGCCCGCTGTCAAGTATAATAACATAGACGACGCTGTAAACCACAAGAGCACATTAGAGACAATGCAAGATCAGTTTGAACGCAGAGCACTAGATCAAGATCCTTATGTTGAACAGATAGAGCATTTGAAAACAAGTGCTCTAGAAGAAATCAACTTTGACATTATCAACTCCCTAACAAAGTTGAATGAACATCAAGAGTTTCTACTCAAACTACTAACAGCAAAAGACAGTTTTGTTCGTAAGCGTATTATTGAACAGAACTTGACGTACTTAAATCATAGGCTTGCTTATTATTTGGAAAAACTGGCACTTCCACACGAAGTAAAATTCCGTAGTGATTTGGAAGTGGATATTACTCAACTGGGACAAGAGTTTGACTTTGATAACTTGAGTCGTGGTGAACGCAACAGACTTATTTTAGGCTTGAGCTGGGCATTTAGAGATGTCTATGAAAGTCTAAATAGACCAATCAATTTGTTGTTTATTGACGAAATGATTGATAGTGGTATGGACGCAAACGGCGTTGATAACGCTCTTGGGCTATTAAAGAAAATGGCTCGGGAACAAAAGAAGAATATTTTCTTAATTTCACACCGTGATGAACTGGTGGGCCGTGTAAATAACATACTACAGGTAGTTAAAGAGAACGGCTTTACAACGTTCAACACTGACGTAGAAATGGTAGAAGCATAAAGGAAACTAAAATGGCAGAACAAACAGAAATCACAAACCCACACGAATATATCGTAGCTCAGTACGAGACTTATCTAGCAGAACATGCTAAATTTAGCGAAAAGGGCGTTAAGGCTGCGGCTGGTCGTGCTCGCAAAGCTCTACAAGAAATGAGCAAAGGCATTAAACTACGCCGTAAAGAGATTACGGATCAAAAGGCAGCACTTGCAACTAAATGACATGGTTGCACAAGGGCGAAGTAGTTGAAACCCTGCCCGAAGATTGTGTTGGTTTCGTTTATTTGATAACTAATACAGTCTCGGGTCGCAAATACATTGGCAAAAAACTGGCAAAATTCTCCAGGACCACCTATAAAACCGTAAAACTCAAAAACGGCAACAAAAAGAAGAAAAAAATTCGAGGCAAAATCGAAAGCGATTGGCAAACATACTATGGCTCAAGCGACGAACTATTAAAAGACGTCGAATCATTAGGCTCAGACAAATTTATCCGTGAAATACTACACTACTGCAACAGTAAGGCACTAACATCATATCTCGAAGCAAAAGAACAATTTGAACGTAAAGTTTTGGAAACAACAGATTATTACAACGGCAACATCCAGGTTCGAGTTCACGGCTCCCACATAATTAACAAAATTTAAGGCTCCACTAAGGTCCAAGTTCTACTGATAATGCTCGCACCGGCAAGACGATTAGGTGCCCGAATCCGTTCTGATGTGTGACGGTAGGAAATTCCGAGCAGTAGCGGAGACATGATTGCCACTATCCCAATGACGTTGGGCTGAAGCGTTAGTCTTGAAAGACGCTGGCAAATGTATGTACAGACAAAAAGAGTGGGCACTGTTGAGTCATTACATCCCACAAGGACAGGCAAGTTCATCTATCAGCGAGCCTAGTTCTGCGTTGCTATAAGGACTGCGTAAAAGGGTACAGCGTAACCGCCCTTACTATTAATAGTTGCAGCGATAGATTACGATAATGGGCCTACGGCAGGTTTTTATTATTTCACTTTTGCCCTTAACAGGGCAAAGTACGACTGCAAAACCTTGGCAAATATCTCTCTTAGTAATAACCTGATGATAAGTTAAATTAGAATAGATAAGAATTAAGTTTTATTAGCGTAAGCGTGTAAAACATAATTCTAGTTGTTCTTGAACAACTTAAAATTGTTCTTGTGTTAATGTCTCTTTGGGTTTAACCCCTCTATCTAAACTAATTTTGTCTTTAAGTACCTTCACGAATATTTTTCGTTCTTCAGCACTAAGATTCCATAGATCGTTATAGCTCTGTCCGCTATATATTGCTAGGGTTGCTATATCTTCGATTATGGCTTTTGACTCTTTATCTAAACTACTAAGTAGCTTCATGATTTCCGGCCCTGACTTCAGAGCCAAAAGCCTCATGCGAAAAAAGTCGTTGGGTTTAGATCTAGAGTTGATTTATAAACAGTGCTACATTTCTGACATTGTACACTGAATTCCTTGCTTACACCCTTGGTGTTTGTATTCATAATAGCACCTTCTAGTTTTGAATACTCGGGTTTGCTTAGGTCCTTGACCCATTCTTCAATCATAGCCTTGTCTTTAACAACAGTACCATCAGGAAGGAGCACGGTATCAATACTACTAGACACTACGTTGATACTTTCTGTAGTCAGTGCGTCATAGCTCTTGGACAACAAATCCATCTTTTCTTTTTCTGATAGATTTTGCTGCTCTGCTACTTGTAAGTTTCTGATTTGTTCGTACTGAACCCAGTTTAACTTTAGTAAGTGGTCAACAGTAATTGGCCTTGTAAAAATTTTAACACCACTTTCATGTTCAATTGGTGGCATCTCGTCCAATACTGTAATGTTACCAATCAAGTAGTTCAGATCAACAGAAACGTCATTTGTTGTATCACATTCACATTTGGTGTGAACATCAATCTTGTCTCCGTAAGTACACCTTTTAACGGCTACTAATATGGCATCTAGATCAATGCTAGGCATGTTAACTGGGTCTACAATACTAGGCGCACAACTATTGACTAACTGCGTAATGGCGTTGCCGTTTAGTAGGCTATCGGCATTTTTTAACAGCAATTCATCTTTTGCTGTCAGTGGGTAGACGGGGATTTCTCCCATATCATTTAGGTCGGCAGGCTTGACCTCATAGTATTTGCCCTGGCTAGGTAATTTGATCCAGATGCCAGGTTTTCTAAAAAACTGCTTTAACGGGTTATGGGATGGTTGATTTTCCACTGGTTTTCTCCAACTAAATATTCGATAAGAATCGTTTCTTTTATTTATATGCGTAGATAATGGCTGACTCACCAACAATACAGGGTAATTACCCAGACGGATCGATATTCAAATTTAGTTTGGACGGTGTGACTACTCACGCTCAAATGGAGCGTTTGATCAAGCTGACCGGAACACTTGCCAAGAAGTTCACTAAAAATGACCCTGCTGAAAAAGAGCGCATTGAATTGTTGGAAAAAGGCAACAAGTTATACAAAGAGCAAGGCAAACAACAAAGAGAAACAAACAAAGAATTCGATAAATTCCAGGACAGTTTGGAAAGCGCCAGCGCAGTAACTGGTTTATTCAAAGGACACTTGCTGTCGTCTATACGTGCTTTTGATACACCTCTGGCAAAAATGGCTGCTGGTATGGGCGGTGTAGTTGCTGGTCTAATGAATTATGCAGACGATCTACGCCCTGCACTACAGCGTGGAATCGCAGGTGGTGTGTTAGATTTTGCAGTCAGTGCCAAAGGTGCAGGTCTCACGCTAGGTGAATTTAATAAAGCATTGGCTGCGACAGGTGGTACATTTACTCAACTAGGCGATGGTGCTACGGGCGGTAGCAAGGCATTTGGTAGGCTAGTTAATGATGTTCGTTTAGCCACAGCCAGTATTGGTAATTTGGGAATGAGCAATGAACAACTTGCAGAGTTCACAGGTCAACAGCTTAAGATTGCAGTACAACAGGGTCTTAAGGGCAAGCAAGCACAAGATTCCGTAATAAGAACAACAAAAACATTAGGCACAGAGTTTGATAATCTAGCAGATCGCACAGGTAAAACTATACAGGAAATGGCTGAAGCGGCGGCTAAACTAGTATCAGATCCAACTGTAAGTAGCTTCTTAGCAACACTAGGTAAGGGTGCGGATAAAGCCAGCTCGGCTATGCAGGCAGTTGGTGCAAACATGACTGCCATGTTTGGTAAAACAGGTGAAAAGTTTGCCAACGAAGCTGCCCAAGCTGCGGCTTCTAATCTACCGCTCGCATTTAGTAAGATGGGTCAGCAGATGGCGGGCTTTGCACCAGCACTCTACGGTGAAACAGAGCGTCAGATGAAACGTGCGGCAGCAGGTTTCATGCCTACAGAGCAAGATCGAAAGAAGATGTTGGATGCAGCTCTTGAGGCAGAAAGAACACAGGGTGATTCACTACGTGCTATGGCCGCAATGGGTGGTGAAGCAGGCGAAGCCGCAAAAAATATTCTTGCTATGGCTCAAGAAGCACGTGGCTACAACTCAGATGCAAACAAAGAAAAACGTGCAAGAGAAAAAGCGGCTCAAGAATTTAATTCAGAAGTAAACAAACTTAGTGCAAACCTAAATCAATTGGCAGTTCCGTTCCTACAGCTATTGAACGGAATAGACTGGACCATGATGTTCCAGGTACTTAACGGATTTGCCAGTGTTGTTAAGTTTGCACTGAAACCACTAGAATGGTTGGGTAGCATACTGGGTGCAACAGGTGCTGGCACTCTAATTGGTGGCTTCCTAGGACTTGTTACGGTTGGAACATTGCTAGTTTCTGGCTTTGGTATGTTGGGTAAAGCAGTCAAAGGGCTAGTCGACGTCATGACAGCCGCTATTACTAAACTGGGTCTTATTTCAACAGCAACAGGTGCGGGCAGAACGGCGCCTGCGGCCGCCGGAGTAGGCAAGCAGACAACAGGCTTTGCTGGCTTGGCCACCAGGGAACGTGATCTTGCGACATCACGTACAGTAGCAGAAACAGAACGTAAAGCAAGAGTAGCGGAATTGTATAAGCAATACAGGAATGATGGAACAGGTAGAACTGCTGAACAAGCAAAACGTGCCGCCGAAACTGCTGCTACTTATAGTCCTAAAGCAGACGTTGCTGAAAAGATGTCAAAAGCAGCACCTATGGTTGAGAAATTTGCAGGAGCTATTGCAGGTGTAACTACAGCATTAGTTGGCACGGGCATGGTGATTGCAGGAGAGGCTCTACTAAGGGAAGATGCAAATAGTAAATTGGGACAATTCTTAGTAAAATGGGGTAACGTTATATCAGTAGTTGGTACTCTGACGGGTATAATGCTACAATTAGCCCCTGCGATCTTAGGTGCAAGTAAGGCAATAAGTGCTTACATGGCATTACATGGTGGTGCATTGCCTGCACTAACAGCGTTCATTGGTGGCTTATGGACATCTGCTAAAACACTAGCAGGTTCTTTCGTTAAGGGACTGATCACAGCTAGTTCAACATTATTTGCAGCTGGTAAGAGTTTAGTTACCACATTTGCCACTATGGCGGTGACTGTATATCAAACTGTAATCCCAGCATTAATTGCTATGGCTAGGTCTGCTTGGACATCAGCAGTAGGTAGCTTTGGTAATCTAGGTAAAGTTTTAGGACCTGTTGCAGGATGGTTCGCAAGATTGGGCCCATGGTTAGCATCAGTTGGTGGTATTCTATTAAACTGGGGTACTAAATTACTACCACTACTGGGAGGTGCATTTAAAATTTTATCGGGTCCAGTGGGTTGGTTAACCCTGGCCGCCACTTTATTATACACTTTCTGGGATGACATAGTAGATGTATCCAAGTATGTTTGGGAAGGATTAAAGAACCTTGGTGGTTGGCTTGCTACGGGGGTCTCTGCAATCTGGGATGGATTGTCTGGTTCTGTGACCTGGCTAGGTGACAAACTTAAAGGTATCTGGGATATAATTACAAAGCCATTTACAGCACTTTATGATTGGTTGAAGAGTAGTTGGTTGGGTAAAAAGATATTTGGTGATGATGATAAGAAAAAGAGTGGCCTATCAGAAACCGTACAAAGAGATCAAAATAACAAACTAGCAGTATTAAGTGCCCCAACAGATAGAGTTGCGGCAACTGATCCTGCATATTGGCAACAAGAAACGGGCAAAGTTAATAGTGAACTTACCAGAACGCAGACTTCTGCTATAGATGAAAAGAGTATGAAAGACAACGAGCAAACTAAACAACTTATTGCTCTAAATAAAAACATGGAAGCTCTAGTTGATAGCAGTGATGCAAACTTGAGCCTACAGGGTAAGAACGTTTCGGTGAACGAGGGCAACGGCAGGTACCTCAGACAGCGTTCTATGTTCGGAACAAGTGCTGCCTAATCATAAATAATAAACAGGATAAAATTAATGAGTTGGCGTAAACACTTTCAAATACCACAAACAGCAAACGAAATTGCTCGATCAAAGAGCAATAATGGTAACCATATTGGCTCTAGCAACAAGTTCAGCAGTTGGCTAAAAGACGTATATAGCGGAACACCTAACCGTGTTGATCGTTACATGCAGTATGAGATCATGGACGCAGACAGTGAGGTTAATGCGGCTCTAGATACCATTGCAGAGTTTTGTACTCAATTTGACTTTGAGAGTAACTTACCATTTGTTGTAGAACATTTTGATGAGCCAACTGAAGCTGAAGTAACTGTATTGAATAGAAGTCTACGTCAGTGGTGTTTAATAAACGACTGGAACAAACGCATTTGGCGTATGGTCCGTAATGCACTAAAATATGGTGATCAATTCTTTATTCGTGATCCTGAAACGTACGAGTTACATTATGTCAGCGCACAGGACGTAACTAAGTTGATTATCAACGAGGCAAAGGGAAAGGAAGTAGAGCAGTATATTATTAAGAACCTTGGTCTTGATGTTATGAATAAAGTAGCGACGGAACCACTGATTACAGATCAAAACTACGGTCCTACGCAATTTAGTAAGCAGGCATTTACACAGTTTGCAACAGCGAACAACAATCAAACTAATGCAAATAACGTTGAAACACCTGTCGCAGCCAGTCACGTAATTCACCTAAGCCTAAGTGAAGGCATGGATACTAACTACCCATTTGGTACAAGCGTACTAGAAGCAGTGTACAAAGTATTCCAACAAAAGAGTTTACTAGAAGACAGTATCATTATATACCGTGTACAACGTGCTCCGGAACGTAGGGTATTCTACATTGACGTTGGTAACATGCCTGCCAACATGGCTATGGCTTTCGTTGATAGAGTTAAGAATGAAATACACCAACGCCGTATTCCTAGCAGAACAGGTGGTGGAACAAGCATGATGGATGCTAGCTATAACCCACTAAGTATGTTAGAAGACTACTTCTTTGCTCAAACAGCAGAAGGCCGCGGATCAAAAGTTGAAGTGCTACCAGGCGGCGATAACCTAGGTCAGATTGATGACTTGAAGTATTTTACTAACAAATTAATGCGAGCACTACGTATTCCTAGTAGCTATATGCCAACAGGTCCAGATGATGGTACAGCCGTTTATAATGACGGCCGTGTAGGTACAGCATTCATTCAGGAATACCGTTTTAACAAGTATTGCCAAAGATTACAAAACTTGTTAATCAACCCTATTGATCAGGAATTTAAGATGTTCTTGAAGAAAAAGGGTATCGAACTTGATACAAGTACATTTAAATTAAACTTCTTACCACCACAGAGCTTCAGTGAGTACCGTGAGATTGAAATTAATAATGCTAGAGCCGCAGTATTTGGACAGTTGTCTGAAGTGCAGTACCTAAGCAGACGATTTGTTCTTAAGAAGTACCTAGGTCTAACAGACGAAGAGATTGTAGAAAACGAAGCAATGTGGATGGAAGAAAATCCAGAAGGTGCGCCAACAGCAGGCGCAGAAGGTGATATGGGCAGTGATCTAAATAGCGTAGGTATAGAGCGCCCAACAGATGCTGATATGGGTCAGCTAGGTGATATGGAAGCAGCCGCTACAGAAACGCCACCAGAACAAGGCGGAGCGGTAAATACAGGAGCAGCTAGTCCATTAGGATCAGCCCCAGCACCAGCCCCAGGAGCGCCAACATGAAATTAATGGAAGTTAAAGAAGGCATAGTAGATGTCAAAACTGACGAATTTCACACATCCGACAAGATGGATACAAGGCGCCCTCGTCTAACACTATTACACCTTGGTAAGTTACGAAAGATGCGAGAAATTCGCAACCTTGAGATGGAAGAGCGTAAGGAAACATACAAAAAGATTTACCAACGTCCGCCACCAGCGATGTGATGCATACTTAACACAGTTTTCTAGGAGAAAACTGCGTTTTTAACTATATTTCAGCAGTATTTTTCGTATTAACTGTAAATAAATTACAGACGAATACTTTTGGCCAAAAAGGAGAACCGAATGTCTAAACATACACTAGAACAAGTGCTAGAAGCCCTTATTAATAAAGAAGAAGACCGTGCAAGCGAATTGCTACATCAATTCTTTGTTGCTAAAGGCAAGAGCATTTATGAAGAATTAAGCCAACTAGATCAGCAACTAGAAGAAGATGAACTAGAAGAAGGCTTTGGTGCAGCACCTGCACAGGATTTCGAAGACGAAGTCATCAGTGACGAAGCAGAACTAGACGATGAGCGTCTATTCAGCGAAGCTGATGATGAAGAAGCTGAAGATCCAATGGCAGCTGATGAACCAACAGAACCAGAAGCAACTCTAGACTTAGCCACTGGCGGTGAAGAGGGTGCTGAAGAAATGCCAGCAGATGGTGAAGAACTACCTGCAGAAGGCGGCGACGAAGAACTAAAAGCACAAGCTGACGAAGTTATCGACGAACTACGTGACATTTTCGCTAAGATTCTTGGCGGCGATGAAGGTGGTGAAGAAATGCCAGCTGGTGACGAAGGTGCTGAAGAAGCCCCAGAAGAAACAGAAGAAAGCTATCAAGCATTTGGCGAAAGCGCAAAGCTAAGTCCAGTTGCTCCTGCTCAAATGGGTGACGATGGCGACAAGAGTGCTAAGAGCCCAGTAAGCTCTGGTCCTAAAGTAAGTGACCAAGGTGCTAAGCCTGTAAAGACAAACTCTGGTACAGTTAAGGCTGGTACAGAAGGTGGTCTAGCAAAGCCAAGCGCAACAGCTATCAAAACTGGTAACGTTAACGTTCCTGGCAACAAGAAAGCTCCTGCTTACAAGAGCGTAGCAGTTCCAAAGAACAGCGACGGCGCAAGCAACAAGACAAGTCCTGTAGCAAAGGGTTAATGAAATGGCATACTTACCATTAGTAGAAAGTCTAACATACGATCAAGCTGGTATGCGTACTCAGCTTATCGAGAACGCCTCTGGCGGCAAGGATCTCTACATGGAAGGTATTTTTATTCAAGGCGGGGTTAAAAACCAAAACCAACGTGTTTACCCCGTTAGTGAAATTGCCAGGGCATGTAGTAACATTGCTGAGAAAATTAAAAATGGTTTCAGTGTGCTTGGTGAAGCTGATCACCCTGATGACCTACAAGTTAACCTAGACCGTGTTAGTCACATGATTACTAATATGTACATGAACGAAAACAACGGTATTGGTAAGCTAAAAATCCTACCTACACCAATGGGTAACATCGTAAAAACTCTATTAGAGAGTGGTGTTAAACTGGGTGTGTCCAGTAGGGGTTCAGGTAACGTCAATGAATCTGGTGGCGTTACCGATTTCGAAATTGTCACAGTTGATATTGTGGCTCAACCGAGTGCTCCTGAAGCATATCCAAAAGCAATCTACGAACGTGTAATGATGGATCGTAGACGTGGTGCCTTAATGGGCGTTGCAGAGGCTGCAAGATATGATTCTAAAGCGCAAAAACACCTCAAGGAAGAGGTTCTCAGGTTCATCGACAACCTAAAGAAATAAGGGGACAATGATGAGCAATATGAAAGAACTATTCGGCTCCGGTGTTTTATCTGAGGAAGTCCAAAGCACTCTACAAGAGGCTTGGGACCAAAAAGTACAACAACTACATGAAGAAGTTGAAGCTAATCTACGTGAAGAATTCAGTCAACGCTACGAGCATGACAAGGGTCTAATCGTTGAAGCCGCTGACAAAATGATTTCTGAAGCTATCCGTAGAGAATTGGAAGAATTCTCTGTAGATAAGCGTGATGTAGTTGAAGCCAAAGTTGCATACAAAAAACAAATGAAAGAGCACGCTCAGTTGCTTAATAAGTTTGTTATGGAACAAATGGCTAAGGAAATTAAAGAACTCAGACAAGACCGCCAGACACAGCAAGCTAACTTCGGTAAACTAGAAGAATTTGCTTTGCGTAAGTTGTCTAACGAGTTGAGAGAACTTAAAGAAGATGAGCAGAAGCTTGTACAGGCTCGTGTACAACTAGTTGCTGAAGGCAAGAAAGTTATTGCTGAAGCAAAAGCTAAGTTTATCAAAGAAGCTGCCGCTAAGACAGAAAAGCTACTAACAGAAGCTCTACGTAGTGAGATCACTCAACTACGTGAAGATATTCAAGTTAGCCGTCAGAACGCATTCGGTCGTAAGATCATGGAAGCGTTTGCTGCTGAATTTATGGCAAGTGGTTTCGCTGATGGAACTCAAGTTAAAAAGCTAGCTGAACAAATGGAAGAGATTAAGGCGCAATTGGCAGAGGCAACTCAGTTGGTTGAGTCTAAGGATCAAGCATTAGCTCAAGCTCAGACAAAGATTCGTATCGCTGAAGATGCTGTAAAGCGTCAGAGCGTTATGCAAGAATTGGTAGCTCCACTTGGTAAAGAGAAGCGTGAAATTATGGAAGATCTGTTAAAGACAACTAAGACAGAGAACCTACGTGAATCTTTCAACAAGTATCTACCAGCGGTACTCAATGAGAGCACAGTGCCTACTAAGGGTAAAACTGTTATCTCCGAGAGCGCAGCATCTCAGAAGACTGAGGTGACTGGCAATAAAGCTTCTAGTGAGGACTCTGCACCAGCAGATATCATTTCACTAAGAAAACTAGCCGGAATAGGAAAGTAAGTCAAGGGAGACTATTATGTCCGAAAAACTTTTCGAGTCCCAGAATTGGTCTGCAACAAAAGACGTTCTACTAGAAGGACTCAATGGCAACCGTAAGGCTGTCATGGAAACTGTGTTAGAAAACACAAAAAGAAACATTATGGAATCTGCATCCGCAGGTGCCACACAAACTGGTAACATCGCCGTTCTTAACAAGGTAATTCTACCTGTTATCCGTCGTGTTATGCCTACAGTTATCGCTAACGAAATCATCGGTGTTCAGCCAATGACAGGTCCAGTTGGTCAAATCCATACTCTACGTGTTCGTTATGCTGAATCTGCTGCTGGCGTTACTGCTGGTACAGAAGCACTAAGCCCATTCGAGATTGCTAAGGCATACTCTGGTAACGGCGATGTGAACAACCCAGCTGGTGAAACAACAGCTACTATGGAAGGTGCTATTGGTCGTAAACTAAGCATCCAGATCTTGAAGCAAACAGTTGAAGCTAAGAGCCGTAAGATGTCCGCACGTTGGACATTTGAAGCTGCTCAAGACGCTCAGGCTATGCACGGTCTTGATGTTGAAGCTGAAATCATGGCAGCTCTAGCTCAAGAAATCACTGCTGAAATCGACCAAGAGATTCTAGGCAAGCTAACAACTCTAGCTGGCGCAGCTACTCACACATTCGATCAGACAGGTCAGTTCACAGGTACACCTACATACGTTGGTGACCAGCACGCTGTTCTAGCTATCCAGATCAATGACGTAGCTAACAAGATCGCTCAGCGCACACGTCGTGGCGCAGGTAACTTCGTTGTTGTTTCTCCAACAGCATTGACAGTTCTACAATCTGCTACAACAAGCGCATTCGCACGTACAACAGAAGGTACATTCGAAGCTCCAACAAACACTAAGTTCGTTGGTACACTAAACAGTTCTGTTAAGGTTTATGTAAACAGTTATGCTGATGCTAACGCTCCAGTTCTAATTGGTTACAAGGGCCCTAACGAGATGGATGCGGCTGCTTTCTACTGCCCATACATCCCTCTAATGAGCTCTGGTGTTGTTCTTGATCCTAACACAATGGAACCAGTCGTGTCCTTCATGACACGTTATGGTTATGTTGAGTTGACAAACACAGCATCCAGCTTGGGTAACGCTGCTGACTACCTAGGTAAGATCAACATCGGTACAATCAAGTACGCTTAATCCCTAACAGGGTTAGACAAAACAAAAAGGGACCGCAAGGTCCCTTTTGTCATCTATAAATATTCGATGTTTAAGACTGTCAGTCAAAAAGTTAGAAAAGAACGTTTAGCAATTTGTGCTACCTGTGACTTTTTTATAAAGCAAATAACAACTTGTAAAAGTTGTGGATGTTATATGCCAGCTAAGGTAACTTTCGCAGTAGCCGAATGTCCAGAAGGCAAATGGGTTAAAAACCAACCAGATCAAAATCTAATAAATAAGATAGAGGAAATGATTCTACAAAGTTGGGACAAAGAGTAATGTCAGGTATATTTACAAAGCTACATGGTACAACCGCAGACAGTTTTAAGATTGGTCTCAACAACCAACGAATAACATTGACCGGCACAACAAATTCTACGCAGACTACTGTTTTATTAGATAGAGATGGTTCCAAATATACAGCCAACGGCACAGTGTTCTTCACGGCCTACATTATTGGTAAGGGAACAAATACAGCGGCATTTGAAATAAACGGTTGCTACCTACAGGGTACAACTACTGTAACAGGATTTGTGGTTAATACATACGTCGATACAGCAAGTTTTGCAGAACCTATAGTATCTTTTAATACCAGCGGTGAAATGACACTGTCATGTATTGGTGTTAATGGTGATGTTATTGCCTGGACGGCAGTAGTAGATGTTGTTTCTGTTTAAGAGATATAGATGGCAATTAAGATAAATCATTCTAAAGAAACATTGACACCAGAAAGCGGTGTTCTTGAAGTTAACGCTTCTGGTGCTCTTAAACTTCCTTCTGGTGTGACTGCTGAAAGACCATCCGGTGTGGAAGGTCTAATTAGATATGCGGCAGATCTCACAAATCCAGAATATCATGACGGTACAAGCTGGCGTCTACTAGTAAACAAAGAGTATGTAGACTCGCAGTTAAGCCAAAGTGGTACAGACTTAACAACAAGAATAGATAACCTTGCCCTCAATGATTTAACTGATGTAACAATAGCAAATCCTGTTACTGGTGAAGCTCTTGTTTATGATACAACGTTTGGTCAATTTAGAAATCAAACAAATAGTCTAACACCTATTACAAGATATTTTACTGGCGATGGTTCCACTATGGAATTCGACATACAAACTAGCGTCAGCAGTCCAAATTTATTGGTTGTTTCTATAAACGGCATAACTCAAGAACCCTACTATAGCTATACAATAGTAGATGGTGTAACGCTTACCTTTGATGAAGCACCTGCACAGGGTGATAGAATTCAGGTAAGAATTTTAAGAAGCAACACAACTAGTGATAGACCTAGACCAAAGATAAGAAATATTTCTTATAGCACGATAGGTTCATATACTACTGTTAGTGTTTTAGCTACAGACATTACATATGGTACAGGCGCCAAAATTGGCGATAAAACAATTACTAGGATAGATTATCCTAGTGAAAGCCTTCTACAACTAATGGTTGAAACAAATCAAGTCTTTGGACCAACATGGGATACACCACAGGACTTGACGCTAGTAGATACAAGCGGCAACGAATATGTTTATAAGAAACTAATTAATTTTGGTGAAGGTAAGCCAAGGTTCCTAGATAGCACATCTTATATTGGGCGTTTTAGAGCTGGAGACAGTATCAATTTTCCAATGCAGGTAAATAATACTACAAGCATATCAATTAGCCCCGCTTATGCTGGGGAAGCCACAATTAGCTGGTTATCAGTAAGTGGCACAAGTATCGTAGGAACTGCTCCTAATAATAGCAGCCCTAGTCGATACGAAATCACAGTGACAGCCAGTAATGGTTCTGTTGAAATAACAAAGAACTATTGGTTGTTAGTCTTATAAAATTATTCTCACGTTGGTGGCTCCAAACTTAAAAAGCCAAAGGAGTAATAAGTATGCCGTTAATTAAATTAAGGTCAAGTTCTATCATAGACAGCGTCCATTTGGGCGGTCAGCCTTCGGCGTCCAATACTTCTAGTCAAATTGCTACAACTCAAATGGTGCAAACCGAGTTGAGTAATTTGGTAGATGGTTCGACAGCGTTGTTACAAACTCTTAACGAACTGTCACAGTCTTCGGGTACAGACACAAATCAGGCCTAACGAGGTTTCATTAGAGACTTCATTTTGAGGATAAAGAAATGCCTTTAATTAAAGCAAGGTCAAGTTCTATTATTGACAGCGTCGACCTACGTGGTCAACCAACGGCGCCAACAGCAGAACAGACCACAAATACGAACCAATTAGCAAGCACTGCTTATGTTCGCACAGCTATTGCGGAATTAATTGATTCCAGCCCAGCTTTGCTAGACACATTAGCTGAATTAGCTGCTTCCCTTGGTAATGATGCAAACTTTGCGACCACAGTTGCCAATAGTATCGCTACCAAAGTTGCCCTAGATGGCAGCACACCAATGACTGGTGAACTAATCTTAAGTGGTGACCCTAGTCAAAACTTAGGTGCGGTAACAAAGCAATATGTTGATCAAGCGATCAACAACCAGATGATCTACAGCACAGATGA